TGCTAATGCCCTATAGGCTTCACTTGCAGACTCTTGCCATTTATTATTCAAAAACTCAACAGCCTTAGCAGATTTTCTCCACATAGCCTCACCAATAGGGATAAGTGATAATTTTTGATATTTTTCGTCTGTACAATTAACAGTAATATCAACATGAGTGATACCACCCAAACTACGCACATTGCCAGCATTAGCAATCATACCAATATTTTGATATAACTCATTACCCATAGACAATACTTTTAATTCAATATTGCTAGATGCAGGGTCACCATTCTTAGTTGTATCATACACACAAATAGGTACTAGATAACGTACAGCTGGGTCACCCATTAATTGACAACATTTACCACCTGTACACAAGTATGAACCTTTACCCTCGATATAATGATACTTAATAGGTAATACTTGCTCAGAAATAATAGAAATTCTATCAATATTACCTTGTTTAGCTTTATACTTTTCGATAGGAACACGTTGAATCCTATCACCAAAAGAAATAGGCTTAATTCCCAAATCGCTTAACAAACTAGAACCTGCACTCTCAATGCTAATTACAAAGCTATCAGGAGATGCTACACTTGTAGTTGTAGCAGTTGCTACCTCATTTGTAACATTCTCTGTTTTTACTTCAGTAACAGGTGTAGATTCATTAGAACCATTAAACATAGCATCAAAATTTTCAATCTCAGACATAATAATTCTCCTTATTGGAAACTAAAATATATTGTAATAGCAATATGCTAACTACCAAAATTAATAATCTAAATCATCTACATTAACAGTAGGCACATCATCATATGTATCATAATCAGAATATGTCTCATATGTAGTAGTTGGAATATCTTTTGCTGTTGACAAATCAACACCATCTAATGTAAACGTATTAGATTTACTAGAATACTCTTTAACACCAACAGGTCTGTTTTGATTTTGAATATTCTGAGTATGCGAAACCTTAACTGGCTCTATCTCAAAACCTAAATCAAACCTATTAGATTCATACACAGTAGCTGTTACATTATTAGAAGTAGTATTGCTACCTAAAACTTTACTACCCCTCTTTCTTGTAGTTACATCTAACTGCTTTTTAACATCATTACTCATCTTACCAAGAACCTTAGTATAGATGCCTAATGAGGTGAAAACAGATAAGTCCTTAATAGAGTTCCTTAGAACGTCCCTATCTACATCAGATAAAGCGTAATCAGGATTATCTTTCATAGTGATAATTAACGTACAAAAGTTTTGTAGCGAACTATCATTAGGAAAGTATTCTTTAAATTCATGTACTAATCTGTCCTTAAAAGCATTTTCTCCCATAAGTCTCCTTTCATTTCATAATACAATAATCTATTCATTAACAAACCTAACAGCATTAATCGTATTAAGTTTGTTATTAGCATTTTTAATTAAATCAGAAATCTGAAACTTATGCTCAGTAAACTCATCATAGTACCTACTTACCTTAGATTTAAGATTAGCTACTAACTGATAATCTGATTTTGTTGTCACCTGTAAATTTTTCATCTCTGATAAATTCTTATTAACAACACTAATACGTAACTTTAAATCATTTAATACATCTATAGTACGTATCAATCTCTCAGAAACCTCGTATTGTAGCTTAGGACTACGATACAAAGCATCATAAGTAGGCAAGTCTATGATTTTTCTATTTTCTACCAAATATGTATCATACACTTGATAGATTCTATCTTGTAAATCCTTAGCAACCTTATTCATTTCTAATTCAATTTCAAGTATAGACATTATAACATATTTCCTTTACCTAACTGCATTAACAACCACAAAGTACGATACTCTCTATCAGACTCACTTCTACACTCCATCGTGTAAACTTTCTGAATAATAGGTACAATCATTTTATCATATGATTTATTGAAATCAACTAGCAACCTAAGATACTTACCACTATTAGTAACAACATCTTCTAAGTTCCTAGACTTTTCTAAAAAAGATAGTACACCACCAAATATCATACTGTCAGAATACACCTCACGTAACTCTAAATATATTTTAAGTATATCGTGTCTAGACTTGCCTAATACACAGTATAAATCCCATAAAGATATATCAACAGAATCAATCTTAGACCTACCTAATACCCAAAAAGATTTAAAGTACTTAATAAAATCATATTCTGTCATAGAAGTTAACATTGTATGCGTCTTATCACTAGGCTCTTTATTAAATCTATCATAGAGAACCTTAATAGCTATATCTCTAATAGTCATGTCAATATCTTGAATACCTATATTATTAATTGCTATAAAGTTTCTAGTGTTTTCTCTTAATGACTTTACAACACTAGAATTAACTTTACCAACAAATATAATATCAGTATTCCCATCTAAGATATTGAACTCAGTACGTAATTCATAGTTAGGGTACATAAAACAAACTAAGTCTAAATAGTTTATTCCCTCTTTACTATCTTCAACCTTTACTACTTTATTGATTAAACTATAGTCTCCCACTGAATCACCTATTTTTCGTACCAACCATTAGATTTATTAATCTACTATTAGTATACCCATACTTATCACCGGCTTGCTGTTTGATTGAGTATAGACTAGGACACATATTAGCCATAATCTGTACCTCATCAAACTCACTCATCTTATCCTCTCGTGTTGAATTTTTCTCATTAATGTATGCTATTGTATCAGCTACACTAGAGAAGTTTAAATTCTTTACGACATCCCACCTTTTAACAATTATCTTCATCCTAGACATGATAATTGGTGAGATTTTATCACCATAAGATAAAATGATGATTGGCAACTTAGACTCCTCAATGAACTTTAATAGTGAGTTTTGACCTACATGAGATAAAAAACCAATACCATCTAATACCAAGAACTTACTATTTACATTAGAAATGCCATCGTATGAATCTATTAAATTCCTTACATCATCTAGTGTATACACACGTTCTATTGTATCTTTGTATACCTTTTTAAACTCAGTAACATACTTACCTATTAAAAGACAAGGACACATCTCTACATGTTCTAAGAGTTTTTCTATGAACACATTCATATCTAATTTATTGTAATTCATATAATGCACCTCAAAACATTAGATAATAAAATTTTAACACTATTTTTACTTAAAATCAAGTAAAAATTACAGTAGCTGTGATTTTAAAAATTCTTCTTTAAGAATACAATCATCCTTTAGCTTATCGTATCTAAACCCAATAAATACACAATGTGCAAACCTACCATTTTTAGTAATTTGTTGACCATCAATCTCTACAACTTTACCATAGTATTCTGGTTTGAGTACTGTCCTACCATTAATAACCATTCCCATATTCTTACGCATATCAAGATTGAAACCACTGAACTTACCAATCTCTCTAACTTCCTGTGTACCATCTTCTTTTTCAACATACACAGAAACACATATAGAACCTATCATGTTCTCAAAAGCAGAACCCTTATTACCTAATTCATAGCCTGTAATAAAAGCATCAATAGTATCACCAAATGAAAAAGTTATATCGCCACTTACATCATCTAATGTATCAAATGCACTAAGAGAAGATTGAGAATTAAATGCACTCAATGAATCAGATAATGACCTCTTACACTTAACCCAACCTTTGAAATTCCTAGTTGTATCAGGTACGTATACACCATCTAATCGTTTAGCTACAGTACCCTCTAACCCTAGACTAATTAAATGCTTATAAAACTCTTTCTTATTATCCACTACGTATTTAACAGGTCTAGCATTAAAGTTAGCACCAACTAACATATCAATAATTGATGATAAATATTCCCTACGCTTACATAAAGGAGTATCCATTATCCAATTATTATCACAGTAGATACAGTCAAATGCATTGAATACTAAATCTAAATCATTAAAATCTTGAATATCTAATGCTCTATCAGTATTAGAACCTAAAATAGATGTAACTGCTTGTAACTGAGAACTTGTATCTACTCCATAACCATCTAACACAGTACATATATTAGGGTTATCTGATGTCAACTCACAATCTAAAATAAAAGTTCTATCTAACCTACCATATGAGAAATCTTTAGGTAATTTAACTTTTTCAGTAAACTCTATGGGAAGCAAGTCAATATCACTATTATGTCTACTATATAAGTGAATACCTGTACCATCGTTAATAATAAAACATCTAACACCATTTAACTTCTGTTCCATTGACCAATTATCTGAATCCCACACCTCTTGTTGCTGTTCTTCTTTAAAAGAATCAATCCTACCAGCCAACATAGGTGATTTTAACTGTAGCATTAACTTTAAATGCTCGGGAGTATTTCCAACACTACCATATCTAATAGAAAGATTATGCTCTCTAATTGGTTTGATGTAATCTTCTTTCTTTAAAGACTTACCATCTTCTCTACTAGGAATATTGATTCCACAGTCATAAGACATCTGCTTTAACTCATTTAAAGTTCTACCAACACTAATTGCCACAAGAAATAACCTCCTTTAAATTAAGTAAAGCATCCTCATTTAAAGAGATATCATTACCCATAATATCGCCAATCTCAATATTTAGAGATTTACATAATTTTAAGATAGTAGATACCGATGGACAAGTCTTTGAACCCTTGCCCATCCTTAAATCCTCAATCCTACATACTACATCTCGACTAATACCAGTTAAATTAGAGAATTCAGATATTGTTGTTTCTAGTACATTAACCCTAATGTATCGAACATTCTTACCTAACTGAACTAACTCTAACATATCACTCATTAGCAACACCACTCCTAATAAAAGAAATTAATGAATTCTTATCGTAATCATTGTCAACTTTGTTATTGATAATATCAAGAATATCATCAATAGAACCATCTAACCTAATACCATATCTAGCTAATTTACCATTCATTAAAGCATTAGAAGTAATGAAAGCATAAGCATCATCAACAATATGATAAATATATGTAGATAAGCTAGAATTATTCTTGTCTAGAACCATATTAGACATTCTACGTAAAATAACTAAACAATCATCGATATCACCAACATCTGATAACAACCAACTCAAAGGTACTTCGTTAAAACCATCAACTTTAGTCATATCTACCAAAGACCACTTGTTACCAATGTGATAAGCAACATCTAAACGCTCAACTGCACTACCTAACTTTTCATCTTCATAACTTGCTAGATATACTTTAACTTGATTAAATTCACCTTTAGTAATATTAAATACTTTTGATGTATCAACATACTTAACTAAATCATCAAGGGTTAAACTATCAAAAATAAACTCTTCCATGCTAATCTCCTAAGCTAAATCTGGCTCAAAATGATACCCTAACTCAGAATCATCCTCAACCATATGAAAATCGTACACTCTACCCATAGACCATCCAACAGATGGGTCAGTAATAATTTCTACTGGCCACTCTGGTAACTTAACAGATTGTGTTTCTTTAATAATCTTTAATATACGCATCAATTTAGTAGCACGTATTGTGTAACCAATTTCATCGTGGATAGCAACCCTCCAAGCAACATCGTTCTTGAACTCTTCATTATTAAATAATGCTCTCCACAACTTAATCATTACCATTTTAAGAATATCACCAGCAACACCTTGTACACTTGTATTACCAGCACTACGATTAGCAAAACCTATCTGTTTATTCTCATAATAGGAACGTAACCTACGTGGTCTACCAAAGAATGTCTGTAGCATCCCCTTACGTCTAGCACTATAGATTAACCTATCTTGCCATTGAAATAATGTAGGTAACGCTTTCTTATACTTATTATAGAAATCTTCTGCTTCTTGTAAAGACTTAAATCCATACCTACTATCTGCATATAGTGAATGAGAACTAGCACCATACAAAATAGAGAAATTGGCGTACTTTGCCATCTTACGATAATCCCTATTATAATGTTCTTCGCCCCAAATAGCACAAGCTGTCGATTTGTGAATATCATCACCTGATGTAAATGCCTTAACCCAATTAGGCTCACGGCTTAAATTAGCGGCAATACGTAACTCTTCGGCGGCATAGTCAAAACTTGTATATAAAAATTCATCATCTCCACTATCTTCTAACATCTTAGGTGATATAGCCATACGAATATTTAAATCATCATCCATACCCTCTACCCAACCGATATAAGTAGGGTCATCAGGTACTATATGTTTACCCTCTTCATCATAAGATGAGTAGACAAACTTATAACCCATGATAATATTATCTTTTTTAGAGAATAAATTCCTATCTCCCAAATCAAACACATCTTCCATCTTTACATGTGGCTTCGGGAGTGAGTTATGTGTAATAAAACCATTCACACAATACCTATGAGTTACATCTACATGTATATCATAAACCTCTTCCTTACCAACATACTCTATTGACTTAATTTTTAACCAATGTACATTGAAATTAAAATCATCAACTCTTCCTCGGTATAAATCGAACCTCTTATTAAAATCACACCTATTAATGTACGTAGAAATAGTCCCATCTTTCTTTTTATAATAAGACAAAGAAACATCGTCATACAGATTATACTTAATAATGTCATCATGTAAACATTTAGGTAGTAATGAATGTATCTTACCCATTCTAGGATTCTTTAGTGTAATATCACCATTCTCATTAACAACATTCCGTAGCTTATGCTTAGAAGTCACACCAACGATATTGAGTAATTCTAACTTATTACCCAAAAGTAACACTCTAAACGCATTTCTATACTCACCATTGGAACGCTCCACAAGATGTGAATTAATACCTAAAGAAGTTGCTAACCTAACAACGTCATATGCTAATGTCTTAGAAACAGTACAATAAGACCACTCATAATGACATATAGATTTTCCGTCAGAATCCATAAGTCCTCTAAATAACATAGACCTACACTCTGGATCCAACCCATACACAATTTTAGGTATTGATTTATTTTCTGCCCTACAACCTATACCTAAATCATGTAACATATCACTAATCCCAACACTCTTAACGATTATACTATAAAGGTTCTTATATTTTTCACCATGACTTACCTTCTTAACCCTATGACGAATTCCCAATAAATCTAATGTCTCTCTAATATAATTCATTGTATCCAACTCATCAGCATTAAAAATTAGTCCAATACTATAAGACTCTTCCTTTGTCTTACCACCATACCAACCATCACCGATAAAATACCCAATGAAATGCCAAAATCTAGGATTATTTAAATCTATTGTATATTCCCTTGAATAAATCCCACCACAAGGCTTATCTCTCTGTACAGTAGTAATAGTATTATCATTTTTACTAGTAACATCATAAGATTTAGAATTAAATGCAACTAAATCACCAACACACAAATCTTTGAGTTCTCTGAAATCACAGGAGTCTGTTGCACTATACAACTGATGCTTATCTGTACACTCTAAAACTTGACCATTAGAAAGTGTAACCCTATATACATCTCTAACACCATTATTATAGGTATTAAGAACTTCCCTAAAAGATTCACCATCCCAAACATTATCACCAACTGAAATGTCCTTAATAGTCTTAACACCTCTATCAGTAAACAGTTCAGATGAACCAACTACGCATTGTGCATTAATCGGGCTAAAGAAAGAATTCTTCCCATCCTTACCACAAGCAAGCCTCCCAGTTGGTACTTCAGTAGTTTTATAAGCGAACCTACAATAACCCCTACGTTCATACTCTTTCAACAAAGGTTTAATATATGAAGATATTAATTTAGCTGTTTTCTTATAGTTAATATACGATTTTAAAGCTGGGAACTTCTCTACATACTCTTTAGGTAAATCTGCCAATATTTTAATACCAACTGACATAGTACCCTTAGAAGTACGCTCACCAGTATCAATTCCCAACCTCTCAAAAGCTTGTGCAACTTGTACAGGTGAATTCAAATTAATCTGTCCACCTATCATAGCATACACATCTCTCTCCATCTTATCTACCCTATCTGTGGCTATAATGTAAAGATTTTTAAGTACATCACCATCCAACCAAATCCTCTCATTCTCATAATGTAATAAAGGATATAACATCAGATTATCGAATTTAGCAGAATGTTTAGCCTCTGTAAAATACTTAACTGTAGCAGTTGCAAGTAAAAATGTACACAACGCATCAGCGGCAGCATAAAATACTGTATCTTCATTTTCAGACGGGTTTAAATAGAAGAATGAGCCAGCGTTTTCAATTACTTCATCAAAATGTAACTGCTCGATTCCTAAGAAATGTAAACTAGACCATTTAAGACTAGGATATTTCTGATTAGTATCTGCTAACCACACAGGAACAGAAACATCATAATAATCAACTTTAGACATATCAAACTTAGCATACATCCAACGTCTTTTATCTAAATCAGCTTTATTCTCTTTATACCCATAGTATTCCATAATCCGTGCATCATAACGCATATTATACATGAATACCTTCTTAGCTTCACACATACGCTCATAGATGAATTTTACAGATTCCTCACCTAAATTACCCCCATACTGAAAATGATATACAGGCACATAATATGCCGTTTTACCATCTAAACAAAAAGAGTAGCCTACCAAGTCAATCTCTTCAAAATCTAAACCTGTTGTTTCAGTATCAAAAGCCATATAGTAGTCTTTTTTATCTTTAAAGATACTCTCTAAGTCTTCCATACTTTCAACTAATACAAAGTTAAAATTTTTATACCAATTCTCTATTTTTGGAACAGCACCTACCCAATGTTTATAGTCACTCTTAGCTTTCTCATTAGCCATAGATAGATTTTATTCCTTTCTATTAAACCTACAATTAAACATAAGACCTACATAGTAATCTAACCCACCACCACTCATGAATACATCAGAAATATGTACACACAAGTCCTCGTCTTGAAGAAGAAAACTAATTGTCTCACTTATATCTCTTGATACATACCCTACATGATATGTACCACTATAACCATCAACAGATAGCATAACTTTTACAGCATGTTTATCATGAATATTTTCAGGCTCACGTACTAACTCTAATATAACCCTATCAACCATATTATTATCTAGTATAACCTGTAACACATCTTGTGCTTTATACTGAAAAGTACTGCCAACTAACTTTAATGTAAATACACAATCAGTAATATCACATGATAAATTCTGTAAAAACAAAGGTAACTCTCTACTCATTTTGAAAATCCACCCCTTGTATTTACTAATAACTTAGTTTTAGAGAAAAGTATCTTAATTGCATACCTCTCTGACAATACACCCATTATAGGATTTTCAACTATAACACCTCTAGACCTAAGAGTTTTAGCAAGCTTTAAAAATCTATCGCTCCTAGCCAACAATACTATTTTATTTGTACCTAATGATAGACATAAACGATACAGTTCTTCAGCAACTATATTACACCAACTAGTATTTTGTATGATATCCCTTAAAGTAACAGAACCATCTAATATATCGTCTTGATACATTACACCCATACCAGTTAAATATACGATATCCATCTTCTCTATATCGGAGTATTCTACCAATAACTTTAAAAAAGTACTCCTAGTTAAATAATCAGCAACTCTTTTATTTTTCTTCCTACTTGTACCCCTAGTATGTAGTGGTATTACTGCAAGTCCATTACCTATAACAGGAACATTAGCCATTGATTGACTCTAATAACACACAATCATTTTCTACACCTGTAGATTCATTAATTGTTTTATATTTATTGAAGAAATCATCAGAAGAATTGAATTCTTCCCCAATAATTGAAGTAATATCAGAATTAGTAATCTTAACCTTACCATTAGGTAAACGAATAGCTGTAATTTTAGCCATAGCATTTTCTCCTTTTTAAAATAAAAATAGGTATTGTAGTTAATAATATTTTCTACATTACCTATTATACTTAATTTTAAGTAACTTTACAACTATAATTTACTTAAAATTCATACTATTTTATTCTTGAATTAATGATAAGACCTTATATAAAGCGTTTTTATACTGCTCATACGATACCTTACCAACTTTAAAAGTAGATAATACATTTTTATTGTAGTATTCCCATCCTGTATCCTCTACTACAACATCCTTAACTTTTTCACCATGCTTACCAATATATGATAATCTCTCTTCCTTAGATAGGGTAGACCATATCTTCTTAAAGATTAAATTTACATCCTTACCAAATAAAATCTTTAAAGCGTGATAAGAACTGTAGACTTTGTTTTCAGAAAAGCAATATAACAAATCTGTATCTGAATGATACTTAGCAGACGGTTTACCTGTGATATCGTCATCATGAAAAGGACAATACATAGTAGAGCCATCAATGTAACATCCATATTCTTTCAATAAATCACTAAGCCTAAAGTAATGATTTATTACATCAACTTTAACTAAAGGATTTATCTCACCAACTAATGTTTTATCAAAATCACTACCACTAGTCTTATTTGTATTAACTAAACTATTATCTACTTTAGAGATATCAACCCCCATGTCAAATGAGTTTTCTTTTTTAGGTTTTTCTTTATTTTTAAACCCTATGCCATCAACATCAAATAGTCCCATAAATCAATCCCCACGCATAAAAATAAGAGTGTACCATAGAAAGATACACTCTTATTATACACTATTTTTTTCTAATGTTAATACCTAATTTTTTAGAGTTCTCAACAATATCTTCAACTTTATTAGATACATCGTCAATTTTATCATCTACTGTATTAGTAATGTTATCTACTTTATCAGTGATATCATCAACTTTTGTATCTACTTTAGAAGAAACCTCATCAACAGTATTATTAACAGCACCTGTTACCTTATCTTGTGTAGTATTAATAACACTATCAATGCTCTTACCCAAGAATAAAACTCTAATACATTCAATCAATTTGTCAATAAAACCCATATGAATCACCTAGATTCCTAACTCATCAGACAACATTTGAATAGCCTTAGCTTTCTCTTCCCTAAACCTATGATTTAAACTATCTCGTAAAACAGAATTATTCCACTCTGTAGTCATACAAACGTCATAAATAGATGTGATTAAATCGTAATCAAATCGTTTCTCATCTACATAAGAAAGATTTTGTAAATCAAGATTTAATTTCTCACCCATAATTACTAATGCATCTTCAAACATCTCTACAATATTACCAGTACCATACTGAATTGCCCTAGAGAAAATTACATCTTTCATAGTCTCACTATGATTTTCAATGTTAAATAAATGTTCCCTTAACAACTCAACTGATACATCATAATACTTATGTATAGCATATGAATGTTGCATGTTATAAAAATTCTCATAGTCATTATTAGCAAAATATGTCCATGCGTTGTCAAAGTCATATGAACCAACAGCATACTTATCTAACTCTTCTGCAATCCAACTGTAGTCAGAATTTAAACCCCATGCAATAAAATCATCAACTGAACCTACATTACTAGCTAATTGATACATCCCATAAGATTTACCACCATAATCTCCCTCACCTGTAGAGATAGCACCGATGTCGCCATTTGATTCATACTCTTTGCTTAAATCACCAATCATAAAACATCTCCTATAAAGCATACGCATACTAAAACAATACCTACCAAAACAAATTATTTATCAATGTGTAATGGTAACTTAGGAGATTTACTCCCATCAGAACCTACATTGACTTGAATACTATTATTTGTTACTGGTGTTTTATTATCCTTATCAACAGAATCAGGTATACCATCACCATCTGAATCTGTAAATAAACCGATAATCGCCATTAAACACGCAACAGCAGAAACACCTGTGAGTATACTAATTAATTGTTCTAACCTCGGTAAAAACTTTAGTATCATATCAGGCTTATAGTCATAAAATACACCTAAAACAACAAACACTATATCTAACACTATTGGTAATAACCAAATAAGAGCAAGTATTCCTATGAAAACTTGAATTTTCTTAGGAATACCACTCTTAGCATTATTTAATAGTGTTTGGAAGATAGGTGTAACATTCTTTAAACCATTAAAGTCCATAAGATACACCCCTCACCAATACTATTTATTTTATGAATATCTTATGTATATTTAATTGTTATCTATTATAAATGGTTAACAACCTCACTGAAGTCACACCCAAATGTATACAATAACTAATAAGCAGACCTTAATTTACCTGTAATAAAACTATACTCTAAATGTCTACCATCGTTAGGGAATTCATAGTAACCAGTGTTATTAAATTTAACCTTTTGATTACCACTGACTACTCTAGCACCATTATACTGGATAGTATCATAGCCTAAGGTGACTTTATAACCACCTGTATTAGAATCATACACTTCTTTGAAAACTTGGTCTCTATTAATCTTAATAGATAAATAGTCAATACCCTCGAATGTTTGCGAATTAGTAATATTTTGTGGTAATTGTCCACCTTTATTTGATACATTTGTGAAGTCTAACTCTAAGCAAGAACCTATACCTACATAATAGTACCAAATATTAGATAACTCACGTTGATAGTTGGAAGGACCTTGAGTACTGTAATCTAATTCAGTAAACTTAACCTTAATACCATTAGTAAACTCTTTTGCAGTATAGCTAATTTTATCAGCATACCCACCACCTTCACTAACAGAGAATGTTCTATTTAAGATACCGAAACGTTCGTCTTCTTCAACATCCTCACTTACAGGGTCTGTTATAGGATTTTCAGTATTCTTAACTAAAGGTGCAATATTGTTATACTCGCTAATCAAATTAGCTCTACCAGAAGAATCAGGAGTAGAAAGCAATAACTCTAATTTATCACCTTCTTGATATCCTATATTATCAAATACAGAACCACCATCTACATTAAATAGACATAGTGAACCTGTCACACTTAATCTTAAAGAGTTACCTCTCTTAGCTATAAAGCTATATTTATAACTTTCTTCACCTACTCTTCTAGAAATCATATTCTCACTAATCATAGTGCTAACACTTTCATCATAATTAAGACTAAGAGTTAACTCTTTAACTAAACCTGTACGTAAGTTCTTTACTAAGCCAACACTTTCAGCAGAGTACTGATTTGAGTATGAATTAAATACTCCCCCTATCTTGCTAAGATTTTCATTACTAGAATTAGCAACTAAGTATTTAACATATGAAGTGAATACACCAGGAATAGCCATACCCTTTTTGACATCATAAACAATCCTAATATAACTATCAGCTAAATTACCAGCAGTAGTTGTAACAGAAATATCCTTATCTCTAGTTACTCCTTTATTGGTAATTGATACAGTGTAATTATGAGTTCCAAATTTAAAAGGTATTTGATATCTCTTAAAGTTTTCACCACCAAAACCTACATAATATTTATTTTTATCTAGAGAACTATATTCTGTAACATTAATTGATGCTCCTGTAATATCTAAAACAGAATTATCTGCTTTATCTTTTACTACTACACTCTCAGCACTAGAAAGAATCTTACTATCTTGAATAATAGTTTCAGCAAGTTTAATTAAGTCTGATGACTCTACAGTAGTTTTTGAATAATCAGCAGGTAAAAGACCTATGTACTTTAAATCATCTACATTTAAAGAAGTCCCACTTGTACTACCATTAGTACTGCTAGTATAGTTATTAATAGACTGTACTACATCTTCATCATTATTAGTACTGATGATACCTTTATTATTCAACGCAGTTTTAACATCAGACTTAAATTGAGTCAAAGTTTGATTATCTGACTTTAACGCTTTATACTTTGTAATAAACTTGTCAATCTCATTAACAATTTCTTCAATTATCATACTATACAGCCCTCTTACAACTTAGAATTGATTTCTTTCAACTTATTTAAAACATCTGTAAACATCTTATCTACCTCAGATGCCCTGTAAATAACTTTACCTTCTTTACTTTCACCTACACCATCAAGCTCCTTAGTTGATAACATGGTTCTAGAAACTCCTTTATCATCAAACCATGTTATCCTTGTACCAACTAAAGCCATCGGTGATTTTTGATTACCAACTTCAGTACCATTACCACTAGAACATTTAATTAAATTCCTCAATGCACCAGTTGTATCTATACCATACAAAGGTATGTTATTAGGTAAAGATAAGTTATCTTTTGTAGCTATATTATCTATGAAGTACATGTTAGAGTAATGGCAATATATATCTACACCAGAGTTTGTATTAACTGCCATATAGATGTTCTCATCTTTTACAGCAAAATCCTCTACCTCTAAACCACTTAATGTTTCTAGGAACTGAATTCCAACAGATGATTTATTCACCAAATACTCAGTAGCAAAAACTACCTGTCCTTTGTAAAATAAAGCACCATTGGAATCATTATTCTTAGAATTTACAGTCACTGCCTCAGACTTAGTTTTAGTGAAACTAGCATCATAATACTCTAAGTTACGTGAAGAATTATCAACACCAGGAACAATAGATACATACGTATCAGTTTCATCATCATAAGCTAAATTAAAAGCCTTACCTGATATAGTCTTAGTTGTATCAATACTTAAATCAGGATTTAAGTAGGTAATCTGATTCACATTTACTGCACCATTAGTTACAATAATCTTATCTATCTTACTATTATAAGTTAATGTATTGCAATGACCTAACCTATTCTTATCTGTATACTGAACAGTCTTCGTCCTAGAAAAGTCTGTAGAATTTAAGTTGTATAATACTTGTGTGTTATTGTCAGAACTAATACATGCTAACACAAACTCCCTAGTTTTACTATTATAAGTAAAACCCTGACACTGAGTAATAGGTGCATTTAGTTTGAGTGTAGCAACTTTCTTAATATTCCTAACATCCCTAACTATGAAAGGAGATAGGTTTGGTAAAGTTATTCTACCTATTTTTACTCTTGCCATCTACTTAATCTCCCTCCAAAAGCCTACAATATCAAAAATATATCTCCTATTATTGCCTGTAACACCCCAACCCTTAATATCCCTAGAGTTGGGTTCCACATAAATACTATTGTTGTTAACATCAACAGCTGTTTCCAATAACCTTGTAGGTACAGGAGCGTTTGCTGGTAGTGTAGCGATAACACTACCATTACCACTAGCTTGTGTCATCTTAATATCTAAGTGTAGTTTGCCAAAACCACTAATAGGACTATACTCTAAATAACCCCTACCTTTACCAGCTGCACCTGCAACAGCAATACCCCATACAACATCATAAACCTTAGTAGTACCATAAGGTATTGTATCAGCTGTAGATGTACTAGATGGAGTATTTGTAGCATTAGACTCAGGATATGTTATGTCAACATAAACGTCACCATTGCTCTCAACAGAAAAATCAAATGTAGGAATACCACTACCTTTAGGTATTTTACTTGCAACAACACTTAACTCTTCCTTTGTAGCGGCTTGTGTTTTAATGGCCTTAATATCCCTACCAACAGTTTGTGCTAACTCCTGTATATTCTGAACTAATTTAGTAGTCTCAGCCATAAGCAATCACCTACTAACTATCACGTGCTGTCGTATATACACTCACCAAATCCACTGTAGGATCGCCAATACCTAAATTAGAACATGCTTGTTGTTTTTGAGCCGTAGATAAAGACTGTGCTTGACTATAATCTAATTTGTTAGCAACAGATGTAGTCAACGCTGTTGTAACAGTCTTATCACTATTTAAAGCTTCTTGAACTTCCTTAAATGTATCCATAGTCGCATCAGCACCATTAACAAGATTAGTAACAGCCTCTTGAATTTTATCTGTTAACTCTTGTTTAGTTGCCATAGTACTTAAATCAACACTAGCTTTAATAGTGCCATCTGCATCTAATGTAATACCACTGCCAGCTGTTAATTTGTTTTGTTTAGTATCTAGTTTAGTATTTAAACCTGCTGTAGTTGTGTAGTCACCTAACTTAGTTGTCAAAGCACTGTTTTCAACATAATCTGACAAGTCTACAGTAATCTTAGTTAAACCTGTGCCAGTATCCTTATTAATTGAAATTTTACCCTCAGCAGTTAACTTATCCTGTTTAGCTTGTAACTTTGTATCAACAGCTTGCTCTGTTACAGCACCACCCTGAGCAGTAACGATATTAGCTTTAACCTCGTTGATAGCTTCAACGATTGAAGATTGATTAGTCGTAGACAAAGAGCCTAACGTACCAATTTTATCATCTGTAGTTTTTACAGATGCTTTAATATTTTTTACATCCGTACCCAACTGAGTCGCAAGATTCTGTAAATTATCCTTTAAATCTGCCATTAATTTTCACCCTTAGCCAGTAAATACAACGCTGTTAAATCAGAAATATTCTCACCCTCATTAACAACAATCTTTTCTGTTGAAACTGATATCACATTTGTCTCTTCATTTAATAAGATACCATTTCCAGCAATTAACTTATCTTGTTTTTCCTTTAGCATATCTTTAACTTCATCTTTAGTAACCTTAACTCTATTAGAAGTCTCTAATGTACCATTATTAGTATTTATCCCATTATGTGAAGTGATATTAACATAATTTGAGTTGATACTAACTTTATTGAACGTACCACTAGATTTAATTATACCCTCATTCATTCTGTAAATACCTCATCACATATCTGTTTTAATACTCTGAAAGGATAAATCCGTGTGCTATAAATATTTGTATCATTTAGTAACTTATACCGAAGTTGTACATTAACAACACTAGGACTGAACATATATGTCTCTAACTCACTTAGAGGTACATACACTAAATTAGTCGTCTTATTAATTTTTACATCTTCAAGTTTTTTCTTCAGTACGGTGATACCTTGTGAGAAATACACAATTAAACTATCTATATTCTCAACACTAATACCCCTACCCATGCTAATTTCAAGAGTAGGGGTAGTACCTCTAAAAAAAGTATTGCTTTTCATGGAACTACCCCCTACCTTTGTAACACTACCTATATATAATTTAATAACAAACAATGATTATGAATTTAAAATTAAAATCTAATCAATCCACAACTCAGCACCATTTGTAAATTTAATCCTGTCAACAGCTTCTAATGGACTAGAGCCACCACCTAAAGGCTTCCAACCATCAGTGCCTGTATTATTAAGTGCTATATAAGACTTACCACCACTCACAGCTAACTGACCAACAAAGTCAGGTTTAACTTCTATAGACAACTTAACTAACTCAGCCTTCTTAACAAATGCATCATCTGTTTGTTTCTTAGAATAAATCGCACTCCCATAATGTTTGGTAGATAGTAATGAATATGATGCATCACCACCATCCCACGTTTTAACATCTTTACCAATTAAAATAGTATTAGTCGATTTATCACCAATTTCAGACGAACCAGATTTGCCAACCTTAGCCAAGCTTATCTCTTTACCATCAGCAGTTAAACCAAGCAATGGTGAATTGTTAGCAAGCAACAACCTATTTACTTTCATATTATTGATGTGTATAGAGTTGAATTTATTGTGCATACCACTAAAGATATGAACATTATGTCCTTCTAACACAGCAAAATATACTACACCATTCTTAATATCAAAGTCCTCAATCTCATAAGCCTTATCTATATCAACTACAGTCTTAACATTACCAAACACGTCAAATTGGAATATTTCATGTAAACTAGCACACATAATTGTACCATTATAGAACATAGCACCATTATTATTATAGTCTTTTGTTAAGAAATCAACATCAAACTCTTTTATAACAGCAAAATTGCTATCTAGAATATATACATGTCTAACTCCTGTAGTTCTATCGCCAGGCATAATAGAACAATAACACTTAGTGATAGGGTCATATGCAAAATTATATTTCTTAACCTGTGCAGAATCAGTATGTACACCTGTAATAGAATAGTTATTATCTAACTTAGCCATCCTAAATGGATTAGAATTAGTATCACCATTACAAACATATAAAGTATTAGTATCTTTATTATATGTCATCGTGTTACAATGACCTAACTTTTCTACATCACTAAAATCTACTCTACGTTTTTGAGTGTTTAAATCATCACCATCTAAAATATACAATACTTGATTTGTATTGTCTGAATTAATAGTAGCAAGTACAAACTCATTTCTATTAGAATTATAAGCAAAACCCTGACACTGATTAACCTTATTTGTATCTAACTCCACAGACCTTACATATTCAATATTAGTAGGTGAAGTAATAAACATATCATCATTCTTAATGAAAGGAACTTTATTATTAAAAGAACCTAATACAATAACATCCTTACACTCACCAATAAAGATGTTCTTAGACAACTTATATACACCAGGACTAATAATTAAGATTTTACCCCTAGCATCATTAACGCACTGCTCAAACTTAGCTGTATCATCAACAACACCATCAGCACCCATCTTATACTCTTCTGTAGCCACAATATCACTATGACCAGTCCTAAGATTAGCTAACCTAGTATCAACAATGTTATCAATCTTAGAATTAATTGCCTTAGACGATTCTTTAATCTTATCATCAACATCTTTTGCAGTAACAGTAGTAATAGCACCTAACTTCCTCTTAGCCTCATCTATATAGTTATTAACTGTATTAGATAAAGTTGAAGTTGCTTCTGTAACCTTTGTATTTACAACTCTCTTAGCTTCCTCAGTAATAGATAATACTTTAGGGTCTACCTTCTCATTAATCATCCTAGTAACAGCTGTATCAGATAATGTACTACTTAACCTACTATTAATGATAGGTGTAACTACTGTATCAACCCTCTTAGATACCTCTCTAGAAAGACTGTCATCTACAATACTAGAAACCTGTGTTGGAACTGAACTAGCAAGCTGTTTAGTAACCTCTGACTCAACCTTACTAGGAACTTTAGCGTCAAGTTGTTTAGTAACCTCACTAGACATCATAGCAGGCCCCTGTAAACCTACCTCTTTCTGTACAAGCGGCCCTATAGAAGAGCCTACATGGGATACTACCAAGTCATCAATCTCACTAGAAGATAATTGCCATATAGACTGTTGCGACCATTTACCACTAGAAGTAGCAGTACCACTCTCTTTACAGAACCACATAGTACATTTATCATCTGAGTTTAAAATATCTAAGTTATAGATAATATCCCCAGCTTGCCAAGCATCACCTGTATAAGGACGTTTCTCTGTACCAATAGGATATCGATAGTCATTGTAGATAAAATGTACTACATAGTCTTGAAACTTATTTCTATGAACATCAATCGTTAACTTATGTATAGGTGGATTCTCAGGTATAGTAAACTGACCACCACCATTAGCTTTAAGATAGTTTATAACATCTTCAATCTTCTCTTTGGTAAAATCATCATTTCCTGTGTATAAAGTCATAGGTACAGTAGGTAATGACTTTAACACATCTTCTAATGTTAAAGTCTCACCACTTTCTGTAACTATCTCAACCATTTTATACGGAATTTTATACATCTATACCTACCTATAAATCAAAATCATGAACTCTAGGCCACCCAGTAATGCAAGCCAACCTACAATTAGAACCCCAAAACATAGTGCTTAAATCTCTATCTGTCAAAGATGTATCCTTAAATCTTAACTCCCACCAAAGGTCTCTACCACTAACAACATACCCACCAATCTGTGGATTTGCCCTTTTCCCTAATTCCCTAGCAAATTTAAACTCTGAAACATTGAAAGAGCAAGGAACAACATACCCATTAGCATTAGCGGCAACCATGTAAAAAGTGATGATTTTATAATCACCAAAAGGTGCTTTTAACCTCTTTCCAGATATTTGATTGAAAGAAACCCAATCAAACAATAATACATCAACATCATTAAAATTATCTGGGTAGACTGCTTGAAACTTTCTATCAGCAACAGGATTTTCCCAATTACCACCTCTTGTATACATCTGACCAGAGAACTGCTCAATCCACAACTGCATTGACTCTCTACTATCATCCATTGAGCAAGGCAAGTTTATTAACTGACCATACCGTGTTGGCTGATTTTTAAATGTCTTCTCTGTATAATATGAAGTGAAAACACCCAACTTATTCATTTCGATATTAGTGTCTGGTAATGGAGCATTATCTGCCCTATTATGTAATAGGGAAAACATCAAAGAACCATGGTTCTTCGTATCAATATACATAACCTTATTTCCACGAACCTGTACAGTATCTAAATGATTTCCATTGAAATTATCTAAGACATACCCATCGTTATATCCAAAAGACGTGAAATTAAGACATAAAAAGACCTTACCATTAGATGTCTTTATAAAATCACCATAGTTATAAGATTCACCCTGTTTCCACTCTTTAACAACATCAACACCCCTATTAGCAGATAACTCTAACCAGTCAGATTTATTTGTTGAACCCAAAGAAAAACCTACTCGTTTATTTGTCTTATCATAAGCGAATTGACCTTCAAAATCAGGTTTGTTATCTAAATTACCACTCCTATTAAAATGGTCTATAGAAGAATACCCACCATTGCCATCAGAAATATAACCTAACTTTCCACCATACTTTTGTGATAATCGTGTACCAATAACTTGACCACGTGTAGTGTTAGGATATGTCGGTGTAGTATCTACATCTAAGAAACTGACCTTACCACCTGCTGTACTTTCATTAGATGTATTTTTAGTTGCTGTACCATTAACATTAATATCACCCTCAGTAGCATAATACACTGTAGCAACATTACTATTAATATTATTTGAACCTACAACAGTTACAACAGAACCCTCAGCAGACCTAATACCATACCTAACTTTACCACTCAAAGTACATGTATCAATCTTAACATTTGAACCAAAAGCATCTACATGAATTGTATTAAATGAAGAATTAGATGTCTCTCTATTTGTGATATCTGTATTATCAACAGTAAATGTACACCTACTAAACATAGCAGTTGCGTTTGTTACACTAGCATTAATAAAGCTAGTTAGATTATTAACAGCATTAGATGTATACATACTACCAACTTTAAATGTAATATTCTCAAATGTAACATTATCACACATTGCTACATAAATAGGTGGTAAATAAGCAGATGCAGTTCCACTATTAATAAATCTAACTTTACCACGTAAACCAATAAAATTAATAAGTGTTACTGTATTTGCATTATAATTTACAAAATTATAATGTTTAATATCACCTGTATAATCACCAGGAGATATATTCACACAAATCTCTTTCATATAGTTTATATGTGCATATCTAACAGCATCTGATAAATATTTGAAAGGCTTATCCTTATCACCTGTACTATTGTTACCATTATAATTACAATCTACAAAGATATGACCATAAGGGTCAGGTGTTGTATATGCACAGTTATCTGGATATCCAACCTCTAATTTTTTATTGTATGCAACACCATATAATGAACTATATGAAATGTGTATATCTTCTTTCTGATTAGCTAAGAAATAAACATTTGAACCCATATCAAACAAGAATGACTGATAATTAAACACAACAGTATCATGTGCCAACTGCCACTTATTGGCAGTAATAATAGCATCTTTGGGCCTTAACTTCCTAAAAGATAGCGGCATTGTTGCTATTGAATGATGATTAGACTTTAATAAATCAATATTAGATGGAAGAATTTCTAAGTATTCTTTCATTACCTCTTTATCACCATCACCCTGTGCTAAGAAATTTCTGCCAATATATGACACCAATAAACAAATAGAGGTATTATTATAATTACTATTAACCCATGTAGAATTATGTTTTGCTATAGCTGTTGAATCATTATTATGGAATAATAACTTAGCACCATGAAAATCAATCTCACCAGTAGGTGCAGAACTAAATGGAATATTTCTAGCTGTTGCTACATTTTTATGTTCATCATAAGTAGTCTTTAATGCATTATAAGGCATACCATATGCACCGCTAATGCCACTAGGGTATTTTGTTACGTCTTGCACATAAATCTTACCAACTAAACCCTCGTTCATTAAACGAATAGCGTTGCCATAATGGTCTTTGTGCCAATGAGTGATTAGCAAGAACTCAAATTTAGTAATTCCATTTTCTTGCATAGCACGTTTAATCGAACTGTAACCACCATCACCTATTGACTTAGAGAATGTATCAATCATGAACCAGTACTTTTTATCAATACCAACAAATGTACACTCACCAACATCATAAACACTAGCATCAACACCATCCTGCTTAGAGCCAAACATAGGATAAATGATATCTAATGACTTCTCACTAGACAATTCATCTAATTTAGATTTAATATTATTAACTAAATCTTTTAAGCTATCAATATTTAAAGTTGTTAAGATGTACTCACTGCTACCAATTAAGTCTTTTAACTTTTTATCTAAAGCAGTAACACTTGTATTTACTTTTTCATACTCACTTTTTAATCTTGTCAAATCAGTAACAAGACTTGCAGTTGAGTTGTTTGTATACAAAGAATGAGTCTGTTGTAATGAAGAATATAACTCTACTAACCTAGATTCTAAATTTCTAGCAGAATCATACTGCTCTTTAGCATTAGCTACAACAGAACTAATATCTTGTAAATATTGATGTAAATCATTCTTAATAACATTAGATTTAATCGTTACAATCCTTACATCATCAGTAGCTTTCCTATCAAACAACAACTCAATCTCTGTAGGTGAGTTTTCTCGATAATCCCTATCTTTCCACTGCAACACACCATTACAATATACAAATACTTGATTACTATTATAAGGTGTATTTAATGTAATGACCTTATTATCACTACCACTAAAATTTTCAACCTGATACTTATCACCTAGAGATAGTATGATATCTCGAAGAATATTGAACTGTTCATCATAAATCTTCCATATCTCCCTAAATGAGTACCCATTCCCATTTATTGTCTTAAAAGGTTTAATTTCCACTAACTACTACCCCTCTTATACCTTTAATTCATTAATAGCACCAGTAATTGTCTTACTAGTTGTCCTCAATGCATCATTACCAACTAATGTATCTATCCTATCAACTGTACGTGATAATCTATCAACTGTACTAGATAATGTATTTACAGTAGTAGATAATGTATTTACAAAGTCAGAAATTGACTCCAAAGCCACAATACTCTTATCTAACCGATTAACAGCATCAACGACATTCTTTGAATTCCTAACTGTTATATTACCACTACCCATTTTATCATTAACAGACTTTAACTCTTCTTTAGTTGCTATCTTTGAAACACTAGAAAAAGAACCATCTCTATTTGTCTCAAACACAACATTCATAGTATGATTTATTCTTGTATCAACAGAAACCATCTGAGTCTCAACCTGTTGTACCCTATCAGGTAATGGAGCGATACTCATACTAGCTAAGTCTTTAATCTCTGTATAGGTCTGACCAAAACATGCCCTAGTTAAGTAATTAGAAACTTTCTCTAATGTCCTAACATCTGTAACACTAGCAACACCCTGAGTATTAGCTAACTCTTTAAGGTAGCTAGATGCTAATGATTTTACTAAATCACCAGCAATATTATTAAAATCACTCTTTAAAATAAAAAGAGTATTACTTTCTGTTTTTGTATACACGTCATCATCAGCCTTAGACTGATTGATAAATGTAATAGGATTGTCTTTGAAGATTCCCTTTAAAATCTCTGAAATCACTTTTATCTTATCGATTGAGTATTTACCAAATGTATCGGGCCCCCAAAGTTCCTCACCATTTTCTGATTCTATTCTTGTTGACATACCCTATATAGCCTCACCCATGATACTATGTGCTATCCTAGAGAAATATTGATTATTGAAAATATAATCGCCAACATCTCTCAAAAAACAGAAAGTATCATTGTCTCTTCCCTCTAACTTAAAATGCTTAACACCATTATCTATTAATAAATTAATTTCAGACTCAGACATTGACACACCCAACAAAGGAAAACGCTCTCTAACGTCTAAACACCAAGTATTAATTGTATCTAACTTAGCTTCCTCTAAAGAGCAATCACCACCACTGAGTAATTTTTTGCTTAAATCAACCTGAGCCTTATAATGCTCACCAGCCATAGGACAATCAGGGAAACACCTATGATTAGTTATGAACTCAACCCTATCAATATGCTTTAACCCATGAATTAAATTAGCATCATTCCATTTATTAGGGTTCACTACCACAATATCAAATAAATCAAACAACCTATTATAATAATCTACATTATCCTTACCTAACCCAACTTCAACAGACGGCTTAACTTGTGATGAAATTAATTCTAAAGAGTTGTAATTATTGTAGATGTATTCACCTAACAACTCAGATGTCAAAATAATACCATTCATTCTAACACCATATTTTTGATTGTTATCCTCTAAATGTTGCATAAGTTGATTAGAAACGCTATCTTTTAATTCATCCTTAGTTACGTACATAGAAGAAAATGTCAACCTACAACCAACACCTAACTGATTATATCTATCAATAATCTTAAAAGCATCTTCCATTGATGCATCTTTAGGTGTAACCCTACCACCAACTAAAACAGTTGGTATAGTACCAAATACATACTTTATAGGGTTATCTAAACCCAACCCTTTCATCACAATAAATAACTTTTGTATATAATCATCATGTGAATATAACGCACCAATATTCCAATCAATGTTGTCAGAATTGTATCGTCTTAAAACACCCATTATTTGTTGTCCTCTTTTGTATCTTTTAACTCTTCTCGTATAGATGATAACTCACTAGATAAACTCTCTATCATCTGCATTGCTTTATTTAAAGTATCAGTTGTTACTGCTAAATCCTCTTTAGCCTTAGCCAACTCTAACCTAGCATCATAATTCTTTTGCTCTTCCTCTGTCTTCTTAAACATCGTACAGAACATTCTTTGTACTCTTTCAGGCATATTAAACCTCCACTCTATCCTATGTAATAAAAATATAGAGATGTAGCAATAACCACATCTCTATACTATCAATACTATATATACTTGAAATCTTAAACTAAAATTATAGATTAAGTCCTATATTCTTTTTCTTTAAAGATACAAGCAAGCTTTTTAACTCTAGGACGATTAAATGCCTGTGTAGTATTTAAGTCAATTCTAATCTTGAAGAACTTAGAACCCCTAGATGCATTATTAGTAACCATACTATTAATCTTATTAATATTCCATGTATACTGTTTAAACTCCTCATCTACATTTGTAATAGAATCCAAAGATACAGTTTTAACAGTATTACCACTAATATTAACAGTAGTATTATCAGTTGCTAATTTTACCCAATCACCATCTTCTTTATCCATATAAAATACTTCCATAGATGTATTTTGTGGTAAAGCGGCTTGATAACTAATCTTCAATGCTTGATAAGGGTTAGCGAAGTTTGTCTCATCAATAGATTTAGAAATATATGTAGATTGTTTACTATCTAAGAATGTACGTAAAGCAACCCTATCTCTAGCAATAAATGGTGAAGTACTAAAATCAGTTGTAATTTCAGCCTTTAAGTCAATATTCCTAGCATATGACTGTAAATCCCTAAATACCAAAGTATCGATACTTAACCAATCAGATGGAACCTCACCAGCACCTGTTTTAGTGAAACGATAGAACCATTTCAAACCTGTTCTACTAGAAGATACATCTTTACTATCACTATCGCTATCAACTTCATAAGAAGCATCCAACATAACACCAGTAATATCAGTTAAAGGCACGTTATTAAATACAATCTCACCATTACCTGTATATTGAGTACGATATAATTTAAACATCAAATCAGTACCTTGATGTGCTGTCCATGTACTAGCATTAGAAGAACTGAATAATACACCAGTAGCATATGGGTTAACAACTAATTGCTCATTCTTACCTAAGAATTTATCCCCCATATTAGCTACGTACATTTCATAGTCGTTACTATCGGAAAGTACTACAAAACAATAATACTGCTTAGCATAACAATATACAGGCTGATTCAATACTACCTCAGTAGCTACAGGAACATTCTTATCTGTAGGAATTTTAACATCTTTAGGGTCAATAACTACCTCAGCATAAACTTTTTCACCAGGATAGCCATTAACCATATTACGAATTTGTAACACAGCAGGTCTTGTAGAAGATTTTTTAGCGAAGTATAAATCTAACTTAACTAAGTTCCTATCATACACATTATCCATAATGAATGACTGTGCCAATGGGTCATTAGCATATAAGTTATCAACCTCAACCAACACTTTATAATGTTGTGTAACAGCTGTTGTGTTAGTTACAGTTGTTGTTAAAATAGTACCATTAGCAGTATAGTTAGCGGTACCTGTATGAACCTCACCACTAGAATTTGTAGCTTGCATTTGGAAAGCTACTGTACCACAAGGAGTTTTATCCGGTACAGTAAACTTACAAGTTACAGTACCATTACCATCTGCATTAACTGTTGTATATGTTTTACCCTCAACAACATAAGATGTACCTGTTGTGCTTGTGCCTGTAGAAGTTAAACTAACAGGTCTACCATTGAATAAACCTCTAATATTTCTAGCGTTCGGCCCAAAAGCAAAACCTTTAACTTTTACATCCTTAACACGCATATACTCATATACTGACTTAGCTACTGACTCAGAAACACTATTAGAAGTTGTAACCTCACCCTTAGTTGTTGTTTCCTTACGTTCAGTACGCATATAACCCCTAAGATTTTTAGTAGCATTTCTAGACCAATAACCATGACTATATACTTTAGTTGTTGTATCGTATTTAACATCCTCAACAGTATTAAATACATTAATTTTATTCGTGTTAACCCAATTATCGATAGCAGGGTCTAACTCAATCTTACAAAGCGGCCCATAACTAGCATAAGGGTTAACATTCATAGTACCTGTAGCATATGTTTGACTAACTGCCAATACATTTTGATATGGTGCAGAAATAATATTACCAAATGTAGCATAACTATCACTTGACCTATCATCAATCGTCATATCAACACTACCAATAGTGGCAGATGTTGTCAACTCACCTCTATCAAAGTCAATACAAGCTGTATAGGATAATCTACTAGCTGTATCTGTATATGTTAAGTCAGATTTATTGATATTTTCAAAGCTATCAGTAAAGTAACCAGATAGACTTGATAAATCCTCACCAGCCTCAATACTACGTTCCATATCTAAGGATGCAATGCTATCTTCTAACTTATTAATCCTACGCATCATTAATAACAAGTTATCCTGTGTTAACCTAACCCCATCATAATTTGTTACACTAGACAATTTTGTACCACTTGTATTTGTACCCAAAGCATCAGTAGGATATACATCTACATAACCTAATTCTAAATATGCTGATGAACCATTATAAGGAATGATTAAATCCTCAACCCTATCAGATGTACCCTCAATAACACTCAAATAACCATCGCTATCTAACAAAATTAAATCACGTCTAGCTAGTGTAAAGTTATATGTAAAGTACATCAAAGAGTTTTCTGTAGGTTTACTACCATTATCTAACAATACAATATATGAGCCATCAACTGTATTTTCAACCCTAAAATCTGTACCCTCACGCATAGAATAATTGAAAATATAGTCAACATAATATGTAGTACCTTGTACAGGTTCAGTAGCACCATCACCTGTCAAAGACCAATCCACTTGGTCTGAGTATAATGAGTAATCCCTACCAGCAACGTATACAGTTTCTTTATTGTTTTGTGCATTTTTAGTATAAACACTAACAATACTTTGTACAGGTGTATTATTTAAAGCCTCTTGACCACCTTTAACATTACCCCTAAACTTACGTTCGCCTGTTACAAGAACACTAGCAGTAAAGTTTTGAATTGATGCTACTGGTGAATTAGAAAGCTTATATTTACGAATTGAAGATTTAAAATAGTGAGATTCACTTGTAACTACCCTAGTAGATTTTGATTTATTCAATAAAATACTACTCATAGCTGGCTTAGTTACGTCATAACCACGAATATAAGCCTTACCAGCACTCACATACAACCGAATCTTGTCACCTTCATCTTCAGTAACAGACTGTAGGTCTAACCCATCTACTTTATAGTTACCATTTTCATCATATGTACGTTTAGCAAGTACATCATTTAAAATGGAATAGTTATCTGTTTTAGCCTCTTTTACTACAACTCCATCATTTAAGTTGTATACTACAGCAGAATAATCACCCAAAGCACTAGAATCGCTAATAACTGAGAAAGCTACAACTTGTTTTAACCGATTAGCACCAACTTGATTGTAGTTCTCAGCATTTTGGGCAGGGTCACGTAAAGAACTATCTTGTGTAGCAGTAACAACACTAGTAACTAATGTAGCTACAACTCTCTCTTTACCAACCCCTGTGATAGCTAATTTAACCTCTTCTGTATTACGAATTAAGCCACCTAAATAAATCCTACCAGCACCAATAGTAATAAAATTATTAGCTATATTTACTTCGCAACCACTAATTACAAACCCATCTTTATACAATGAATCACCAATACGTGATAAGTAATCCTCTTGAATAGATTGAATTTCATTAAACTCAGATGCCTGTTCTGCCCTACCAGGGATAGCTAAAACCCTAGTATACCCAGCTTTACGATGCTCTGAATTTACGTCATCATACCTATCATAATAAGGACTTTGTGAAACAACGCTCATCGAATTCTCCTAACATTATAATTAAAACTCTAAGATGATTTTCAATTTCTCCCTAACATCGCTATCACGATATACAGGCTTCCTAAAATCAATTACCTCTAACAAACCCTTATCTGATACTTGATTAGGTAAAAGATTGTACACATTACCTTGAACAGAACCAGCTTTCTTTAAACCTGTGTAAATACCAACCTGACGATATGGTTTATCTGTTGGTAACTCATCATAAGATAACTCAGTTGAGATATATACCCACCTAGCACCCTCAGTTACAGCATCTGTAGGTGAAACGATTCGCCAATTCACACCACGATATTCCAAAGAACCATTATCATCCTGAACTACCATAGCCTTAAACTCAGCTTTTTTAAAACCAACAATCTCTTTCATGTCATCTGTATTTTTAGGTACAGGTGGATTATTTTCATAATCCCTCGCTGTATCAAAATTATCAATATCACTAGCACTCCACGGAGTAGATTTACCAATAGCGAAGTAAATGTCATCTTTATTGTAAAAATCTAATGCCCTAGAAACATGTGCCTTTAACGTACAAATAGCCAAAACTATGTTCCCCCATTAAATATATTTTCTATATACTAAAATAAATTATACTATTATATATTACTTGAACACCTAAGAAATACTACTAAATGAAGTATGTGTAAACTCCAACCTAACAGGTAAATCTCTGTCTGTATTTAACTCAACACCATGAGAATAAAATTCATCCCTATAATCCCACTCATGTAAATCAGCTACATCATCAACTGAATATAAAGAGTCACTAGGTAAAATAGGCTCTGCTTCAACAAAAGCATCAACAACACTAGTAGTTATACCACTCATCTTACCATGCTTAGACCTTATAGATGAATTCTCACTACGTATTGCAGTTAGACGTACCTCTTTATGTACGTCTAAATCTAAACTGTTACTATAAACACTATTAATATCACGTGTAATAGAGTCAATACCCTTATTATTATACGTATCTAAATACTCACCAGTATAAGCCTTTTTATAACTACTATCTGTTAAACTATCATTCCCATCAACAGAAAACTTATGTGTTAATACAGAAATAGGTAACGTAGAACATGCCATATTCATAATATATTCGTTATTTGTAATATTAGTCAAATGACCACTATGATATCTACGACCTCTAGTCTCACTATGAATAAGAATGTCCCAAAGTTCCTCCATATCAACTAACATATCTATCTCATAAGTGAAATCTATGTCAGTATCCCTGTCATATGGTGGATTTTCTTCAAACACATTCTTAGGATATATCCTCATTTTCTTGTAGAAAGATAATTCATTAAAAGAACCTATCTCTAAATTATCTATCCCATCATTAGGAAAGAATGATGACTCAATCTGAAATATATACTTCCTACCAGCAGGAGTTACCTCATAAATCCTACGTTTTACTTCTTTAGTTAAATTAGGAACAGACAATAATATAATGCCAGGCATATATGTTTTGCCATCCTCAAATACATGTGTACTTGAAAACTTAGATATGCTATGCCTAAAGATTTTATCACGTGGCAACTCAAATATAGCAGACTGTGATGGCTGATAATAACCAGGAATCCACAAGTCACCACCAACCCAACCAACATTATCACCCCACGTTGCGGCGTCTATAATTGATTTTTTAGAACCCCTCTGCTCCCAAATGTTAAACATACGCATTGAAAGTTCTCTATTGAAATCATTCTTAGCTAAATGCTGATAAGTATAATTATTAAAAGCACCCAAAGACTGTAGAAACTTCATAGGTACTTTATCATTATTAATTAATGAGGTGAAATTCCGTATGTTCTCTTCATTAATATCAAACTGTTGTGTTAACAAGTAGAAGAAAACTAAGAAATTTTCATTCTCTCTATACTTCTCAGGTATTAAAGTCATGTATTTACTATTTTTTATTCTATCAATTAGCTTCATACATAACCCCTACAATTCTTCTACAACCCTAACTGTTACCTTACCCAATTTAGGGAATTGTATATTACCAACCTCAACATCTTTATTAGGTGTTCTTACCAATACATCTTTAATATAAGGAGAATAAGCCTTAACCCTAGATGTCATAAGTGAATAAGATATGTCTCTACCAAAAGACATATTCTCAGCACGATATGTCATATACAAGTATGATGCTATCTCAGACCTAAGCCTTTCTCTAGCTGTCTCATTATCTAGAGATAGTACAACGTCAACATCAATATTAAAGTCAACACTCTCAACCTCTAATACATGAACAGTCACATCAGCAATAGCCTTAGACATTAATTCTTTCTTTAACTTTTCTCGTGTTAACTCACCTAAAGACTCACCCAAAGTATTAACTGCCCACACCTTAACAATATAAGGCTCTGTAACATAATCTGAATACTTCCAATCTTTAACTACAGCTTGAAACACATAAGGCTGTTCATATACTGCCGTCTCAAAATCCTCTAAAGTAATATACCTATCCATTGTGATAGCATTACGTCTAGCAAGAACTTTCATATTTTGTAAATCAGCACTACTAGGTGAGTTTGATGCATCATATGATTTTGTTGTATTATATATCCTTTGTACATCTTGTATATTCATATTAATAGTATCTATCACATCCATATCGATAATACCATTAATACCATTTGTTGTTACAAAATTAATATCTAAACTCTCACCATCTTCAATTAACTGTAAGAAGTTTACAGACATTAACACATATACCTGTCCATCGCTATCAACATGTACAGAATACCATCTGCCACCCTCGTATTTTAGTAATGCATCATTACACTCTTTCCATACGTTACCATGTTGCACTATTTCAACAGAACCATCTGAAACATTCTTATATCCCAAATAGATACGTCTTGAAATATCACCATCAACATTTCTATTACTAGTGAAATCATCTTTAGACCATGTAATAGACCTTGCTACACCTTCCATAACAGGAATATCGATGTAATCAAACTGACCACTACGTGTAATTGTATCTTTAGCTACAAAGTTTACAATACTAGAATTAATACTACTCGTAAAAGAAGTATATTTAGGTATAGTAATCTCTCTATCATCATTATTAACAAATACAATCCTTACCTTACACTCAGATGATTTTGCTAATGGTATTCTATAATTCATAGAACGTAATAATGCTCGTACATTTTTATCTTGAACAGCTGTATCTAAATATGTCTCAAAAGCCTGTGCATCAAGATAAAAGTTTTGCATATCTTGTACACCAGCCATTAACTCAATAAGTGTAATACCTAAGTCAGATTCATTAAAATCTGTCCACTTATCTGTCAACTTAGGTATAGCGTTAATCAATTCTTTACGAATACTAACAATATCCCTATTTGTATAAGACAATGTGTTATTACTATTAGCCAAAAACTAACCCCCCTTCTAGTATGATGTAGTACTAACAGCACCACCAAATTCATACATATCTACACCATCAATCGTCCTATTGAATGGATATACATATGAACCTATGATATTACTATTAGCTAACCTATATGTTATATGTACTGGAACAATATTTGAATCTTCCCAATTATTACCAATACTAACGTCTTCTACAACAATCCTCTTTTCCCAATTCCCTAAAGCTTCCTTAACATAAATAGAAACTAGGTCATGTGCTACAAATCTATTTTGCTCAAATACAACTAAATGTAATCGACTACCAAATTCAGGTAGAAAGAACCTCTCTCCAACCCTTGTAGATAGTATAGTATAGATACTTTCATTAATCTTATCTTCACCACTAATTACATTCGTTATACCTTTACCATCTCGTAAATTCTGTTTAAATGTTTTTGATAGGGATAATCCACTACCAGCTATTGTATCTTTAAATTCCTCGTTATAATAAAAAGCCATATTATCACCTATACCCCTCCCATTAATATATAATTAATTCATATAGTGAAATTAACACAAAAAATAGCGTACACATATATAAAAACGTGTACGCTATTTTAAGGATTGTATTATGTTATATAATCGAAAGGAGCGAGGAGTTCGTTCGGAGAACTCCTCATAGTTAAGAAAAATGAAAAGAAAAACTTAACTACAAACAAATTATAACATAAAAATATATGTATGTAAATACCTACTCTATAATCTTGATACTACCTGCTTGCATCCGAATACTATTAGAATTAACTTTAAATGAACTAGATTTAACATTAACGCTATCAGCTTTCATAGTGATAGAATCCGATAATGTAATAGTGGCTCCACTTGCTTTTAAAACAATATCACCACTATCAGGTATAACTTGAATACCTCTACCACCCTCATAGCCTATATCAATCTTACCATTATGTATCTTAACTAATACATTATTTTCACCCTCCATGAGAATAAATTCTTTACCCTCAGTAGAAGAAATCTTAAACTTCTGGTCATTAGCATCCTCAATACCAACTGAATTTGTTTTTTCATCTGTATCGAAGTACATCATAGAGCCATGTCTTGATTTATAAATCATCTTATGTGTAGGTGATTCACGTTGAGATTCCAAAGGAACTTCATTAGCACCAACTACACCACTCCAAACACCAGTAGTCTTATCACTGCCATATCTCTTTTCTAACGTAGAATCAGTACCAAATACAGAACCCAAATATACAGGTTTATTTGAGTCCATATCCTCGAACATCACCCATACATACTCTCCTATCTCAGGTACGATGAAAGAACCATAGTTGTAACCACCACCAATAGAGGAGCAATAAGATGCCCACGGAAGTGATTCTGTAGCAGTACCACCACTAGCAACAGTTCGATGTATCATAGGTACACGTACCTGTACCCTACCAATACCCAAAGGGTCTACATTATTTTCTACCCTAGCACGGAATATGCCACCCAACTCTGTAGGTGCTTGTAGACTCCCATAAAAGTCATTACTATTTATAGCCATAAAGTTTAACCTCTATAACCACCATTATCTTTAGCACCACCAGGATTGTTTTCATTCCACTCTTTGCCATCCATACAGATATCGATATGGTTTGTCTCATAGTTCATCCCTAAACCTAAAGACCTACCATACTCAATAAATTCAACACACAAAGAACCCCAAGAACTTTCATCAGGAGTAACAATCCAACCACCTGTCAACCCCTCGGGACCACCCCAATCGTTAACGTCCATTTTCCACCCAGTAGCATGACTATGCTCACCAGCTGCGTGGTCACCATTAGTACCTGCTGTACATACTAGTTTCTTACCAGTCCTATCAAAGAACCACTTACCTAAATCTTCTAAAGCGTTTGGCACGCCAGCTATACACCCATCTAATGTAACCCAAGAACCCTGTTTAACCCAATATTTACCATCTGTATCACTAATCTTATTTTCGTCCAATTTCTTAGCACCTTCACCTTTCAATTTCTTCTTAGCTTGGTCACTATTTTTCTGTAAATCTAAACTAGTAGTAAACATACCATCTGAAATCGTATCTGTAATACCTTGAATATGATAGATACCACTTGTATGATGTAAAAACCCAAATTTAGTATATACAGCAATTTTTATATGACCATTAAATTTAACTTTAGTGTTGCCCATTATTTCTAGACTAGCACCATATACAGAACTAAAATACCTAGACCACATACTAGCGGCAGATGACTCTAAATTCTTAAATGAAGAACCACTCATACCTAAGACAACACCAACACCAGTAGAACTATCTGCCCTATCTTTATAAGCATCACTGGCTAAACTACCACCAATACCCTCAATAGTACATTCTAGCATCTCATTCCTAACTGAATCAATGCTCAAAGCATTTGTAGGTACTTTATCTGTAGCAATCTTATCAGACTCAAACTCAGGAGAGAAACTAATAACCTGACTATCTCTCCTACCGGTATAAATCTCAAATTCACCACAAATCTCCATCTTTTGCTTTTTACCACCAAAAGTAATAGAGCGTACACCTTTTTTCATTTCCTCATCGGTGATACCATCTTTACCAATATCGACCTTAGCACCATTTGTAGCATTATTTAAAGCACCATTTAAGCCTGTAACACCACTAGCCACATCTTTAGGTAAATTCGCTTTAAGAACCTCACTAGTAGAAGTATTAGATATACCTGTAGTTGATGCAATAATACCACCCAAAGAACCCTCTTTAGTTAGTTGAGGTAATCGTTCTTTAATGATACCACCTATACCATTATTAGTATCAAAAATCTTAGTACCTATTTGACCTTTGTTGACAATATCTAACATAGAACTAGCACTGTCAATATATTTAGATATTTTAGACTTCTTACCTAATACATCAGACAAGTTACGAATAGCACCACTTATGCTAGTAACATCTTTATTACCATTTAAAGCATTATAAATACTCTGTGCTGTATCTACATACTTCTGCACTTTTTCTACTTTTTCTTTACCAACAACACTTGATAATAAATCTTTAGCCATAAACTTAGTATCTTTGATATCAAAATACTCTTTATTTTTATAAATTTCAACTAAAGCCTTAGCAGTAGAAACATACTTATCTAACTTTGTATTATCTATACCCAACTCTTTAGATAATAAAGATTCTATCTCTGTGTAGTCACCACTCTTAATCTTATCTTTATCTAAAGACATTACAGACGTTATTTTATCTTTAATTTTACCTATATTAGCACTTTGACTCGGCAATAATTTACCTACAATACTATCAGCAATACCACTATACAACTCCACTTTATTAGTATTCTTGTTATTTAATATCTTATCTCTATTTTCTGATATTAATTTAATAGCATCCGTTACAGTAGAAGATATCTTAGCAACATCTTTATTATTACCAAATAAACTACTAACAGCACCAACATATGTATCTATTGATTTTTTATCACCTTTAACACTACCAGTGAAATTATTAACCAAATCTACATACTTAGTAACATCATCTGATATCTTATCTTTACCAATTACTTTAAGAAAAGCCTTAGTAATATTATTAATATCAGGTTTTTCTTTTAAAGCTAATGCTGTAGAAACAGTTTTATTTAAGTCTAAACCTAAAACATCATGATGTACTGTGCTATCCTTAACAGATAAAAGATATGTCTCATACTGTTTTAACCCAGAAACTAATTCAGCAATATCACTATTATCAGCCTCTGAAATTGCAACTGCTAGGTACTTTGTAATTGTATCTTCTAAGAAAGCATCATCACCAAATATCTCGTCATCAGAAACACTACCTTGATATGCAGAATGACTTAACATATCAGGTACACTATGCGTAGTAAACTCTACACCATTAATAATCTTACCTTTACTAGCAATATCTCTACTAGAAACTGTCTCAACTTGTATGTCCTTATAGTACACAATCCTACTGTATACGTCTTGCATTAATCGTTTGTTATAAGAAATGCCATCAGACTTAGTATTATTACTTTTGAGTGCTAGTAGAATTGGATTGTAGATATCAACGTAATGTAGCTCCCTACACTTATTTTGCTTTACAGCACGATTAAATGAAGAAATATTACTATTCTTAATTGTTGATTTAGCCATGAATACCGGCAATATAGATACTACAAAGAACTGAACACCTATACTCTCAAACTCTTTTGCTAACTGATTATAGTACTCCACATAGTTGATAATATTATCTAAATCATTAAGACCTAACATCATGTAAACCCTACTACCCAATGTAGCCAATGATTTAATCTTATCTATGTTGTCTTTTAACCACCTATAGTTAGCTTTATCATCATACACATAGACTATATCTTTATTATTAGGTACTGATTCACTTAAATCCTTAACCCTAGCATCACCAACAAAAATAACTTTACCACTACCTGTAACACTAACACTACTTGAAGTATTAGAACCTAAAACAGGAGTAGATACACCCATAACTTTTAAATATGCATCACCACTTGTATTTCCCTGTGCATTAGCCGTAGTTGTAGATGTTGAAGTTGTATTTTCTTCCATTTTCTTGTATGTAACAACAGTCATATCACCATACATCTCATTAGGAACAAAGTATGCTTTCTCTACACCATCAACAACTTGTGTAAAATACCTATATCCAGGCTTATCTGAATCTAAAGGCTCAGACTTCTCTAACAACTCATCTGAGATAAACTCCCTCATATTCTTAGTTTCAGTCTTAAACTCTTTAGGCTTACCATCCTCACCCAAAATAGGTTTTGTTTCTACAATACGTCCAATCTCAATGCCAGCTTTTTGACACATAGCACGTACAATCTCAGATGGCTTACCACCATAAGTAGCAACATCAAATGTCATATTTAACTTTTGTGTAGAAGTAACATCAGCTTCAGCCACACAGTTCAATGTTAAAGTTAATGCTGGCCCTTCAAAGTTTAGCGTATACTTCAAAGCCTTACCAATTAAAGAAATATCTTCAATTACCTGACCTTTTCTATTACACCAACCATATCTACATCTAACATTTCCCTCTTGCTTAGCCTTTACATTCTTCTTAGTACCCTCTTTATGGTCTTTATCTTTTTTCTCATCTTCTTTTGTATATGTATTTGACTTATCAGCCTCTTCATCTTTTTTCTTTTCCTCAGACTGTTTCCACGCTATATTACCTTTAGTAACATCATTACCTGTATCTTTTAGTTGTTTAGCTGTTTTCCAATTCTTACCTACAGGAACAGCATTAGCTAACAACTCCTCGATACGTAAAGCTGTATCATCATACAACTCAATATCAAAAGTAGAACCAGATAAGTCTTGATTAGACTTACCTTTACGTTCTACATTTAAACTCATTACAGATTCATTATAGTCTTTATTACCAAAGTATGAAATATTATGCCCATCTATAGTCAAGTCAATGAAAGCATAAAGAGGTTGATGACCACTCAAATCCCTTGTTATTTGACTCTCTTTAAACTCACTCATATCTGAATAGCACCTGTGTCATATATTGATTCAATAGCTGGTATTCTAAGAACAACACCAGCTGGTATGTCTAATGGGTTATCAATCCGATTCATAACTGCGATTGCCCAATACATTAAAGGTGTACCATAGAATTTATTAGATATCAAATCTAACCTATTCTCGTAACCCTTTTCTACTGAATAATATATGTCCCTATTACTCTCCTTAATTTCTATCTTATTAGGAGTCTCAATGTATGTATTTCCATCTAGATTTACTAACCTCTTTAGGTTAGAATACCTAGATATCTTATCTTGTCTACTTGTAAAAGATTGTGTTATCTCAGTTTTTATCAATGACGGCTTATTCATTAGCACACCTACCTAACAGGCCCCTCATCAAATACATTATCAGCTTGCATTAATGACCTTGCCCTAATCTCTGTAAAACTAAAACTTATTTGAACATCAGAATATGTAGGAGAACTATTACCACCCAATGATTCACTATCAAGTGTATCACCTAGAATAGTACCAGCCGCACCACCCCATTCAATACTCACTGAGTTTACAATAGCTGTAATATTAATCATAGCACCAAACCTAACGTAACAATAAGGTGGTGTAACTAAGCTACCTGTATACTTAGGATATACTAGTTTTTTACACTCTAATACAACATTCTCCATATCAGGTACAATATCCTTGTGAAGTGTAACGCTATAAGAAACAGTTCTTGCTTCACTACCCTCATAGTTAAAATAAGGAGATGACCTACCCATAGGCTGTTGTTGACCAAAACTAGCACCATAATCCTCAGACACATCAGTAGGTAATGTAGCAAAATTAATCTTAGTGCCTGTAACTAAATTAACGATATAGCAAGGAATAATTGTAGTAGGATTCCATTGCATAGTTGTTACACCACTCTTACCTACTGACATTGAATAATTATCAGAACTGAAATCATTAGCCATATACTACAATCACCACCTATACTTTCAATAAATTATTAACTGAGGAATCAGAACCAAAACCATTACCTCTATAATTAGAATTGCTACTAGCTACTACATTAATTAATGCATCTAACTTGCTTTCTAACCTAGATACTTGCCATTTAATAGCATCAACAATATCATCAGAACCACCATTATCTGTAGGTAAACCTACAGCATTAGAAGTGCTATCTGAACTTAAAGGATTCTTATCAGCTGGTACTACCATCTCACCCTCATGAATTAACGCTACTTGTGTATCTGGCACCCACGGTGTACCTTGTGCATACTGAGGTGTCCCTTTAGTGTTTTCTTCATAGAATTTTTTAGATTTTTCTAATCGACTAGCGGCAGAATTAGCACCAAAACCCTCATAGTTTGTACCAAATATATCAGATGCTTGGTCAACAGTAATATTTCCCTTTAATGCATTTGATGTATCAGAATAACTTTCTTGTAACTCTTTTAACAAGAATTCTAACTGAGTCTGGAAGTCAGCAACACTAGTACCCTTAGACTGTGCATAATCCCATAAAGCACTCTTACGTCCACTATCAGTCCACTGTGCTAAACCAAAACCACGTGAATCGGCAAGAAAAGCATCCTTACTAGCTGTAATCTGTTTTACTAAGTCTTCATTAGTAGTACCACCATCATTTTCAATAGCACCACTTCTAAAGCCACTCTCTTCATGCAAGTTACCTAGAATACCAGCAATACCCTCAGCAGAATAACCAGCCTTAGCTAAGAAATCCCAAATCTTTTTGCCATCACCATTGCCTGTAGACATGTTAGCTGGCTTTCCACCAGAAGAACCACCACTAGATGAAGAACCCCCACCTTTTAAGAATTCTTTTAGCTTATCAAAGATAGAACCACTATCGCCCATCAAGTTACCTAAGATGCCACCACTACCTAAGTTGAGCAGATGCTTAAATATATTACCAAATAAGCCACCCTCACCATAAGTATCTTGACCTGTAATACCGAACACACCTCTAAATACTCTTTCTAGAACAGACCTACCTTGTCCAACCTCACCATCAATACCTAAAGCTTCAATTAAACTATTACCACCTGTAATAGGTATACCACCATCAGACCTAACAGCACCAGCCTGTTGAGAAGTCAAGACTGCCTCACCTTTATGCAAGAAAGCAGGATAATTATCATATGGAACTTCTGATAAACCATCAGCATGAGAACCAAAAGAACCTATAAGACTAGAAACCATTCCAAAAGGAGTGGCTAAAGCCATAGTCTTCATCAATGTGTTAGTGTTATCACCTATACTTGCATCAGGATTATTTTTAGTCATACCTAACAAACTTCCTATCCATGAATCTGCAATCAAATCATGTACGGCGTCAAATGCCGATGTGAATACACCAACAATCTTATCAGGTATAGTAGAAATATATTCTGTTAAAGAGTTAAATGCACTAGCTATCCTATCACCACCAATAGCATTAGCTATAGCACCTAAAATAGCACCAACTAAAGCACCTAACGGCCCACTAACTACAAAACCAGCGGCACCACCTTTTAATGCACCACCCATTACAGTAAATAAATCGTCCATAAAGTTTTCACACTTTATACCACTACCAGTACCGAATATAGCACCAATAAGACCACTCATGATAGTTTGTAATAAGTTATGGTCTTTACCAAACCACTCATCTGCTTTACCTAGACCACTAAAGAAATCTAGTATCACATCAAAGAAACCACCAACAATAGGTATGACTTTACCTAGTACCTTGAAAATGCCACCACTGAATAACTTAGATGCTAACTTTCCAATCCCTGTGCTACCAATCTTATCAAATATCTTTCCAAAGAAACTAGAGAATACTCCACCTAACTTAGAACCTACCTTAGAAAACGCTTTTATCATCTTATCAGGAGCATTAGCATAGAATACCTTACCAATCCATGAGAATACACTCTTGAACTTATCTACTAGAGTCGTTACAAAAGAACCCTTACCTGTAAATAATGTTCTCAAACCATTTTCAATTCCCTGACTTAAAGCACCCTTAGAACTGAATAATGTCTTGAAACCACCACCAGACAAGAACTTACCGAAACTCTTAAACGGTGTAGCTACCATTTTAAGCATATCCTTTACATCACCCCATCTATCAGAAATAGTATAGGCAATGATGGCGTAGTTAGCCATATTGGCGGCTTTAATGTCTAACTCACCAAAGAAATCAGAAACCATCCTAACAGGGAAAGAATCAGATAACCAATTACTCAATTTTTCTATCGGCCCACTAGCATACCCAGCCATACTCTCAGCATTAGAACCACTTTTATCAGAATTCTTATTGATATTATCTGTAACCTTTTTCAAATCACCTGTTAATGAATCAGCATCAGCGAACATCTGTGCTACAGCATCAGAACTGAAACCCATAGACTCCCTTAACTGATTTAAAGCATATTGGTCGTCCTTATTAGCTATAAACAAATCTTGCATTTGTTTCATTACAACATCTGACTGACCACTATCAATAGCACCTCTGAATTCCTCAGCACTCATACCAGACCTAGCCATGAAACTCATGAAGTCATCGTCTTTAAGAAGTTCAGGTACAGACATCTTAGACCACTCTACAATCTTACCACCGGCCTCTTCAACACCCTTGTTATATTGCTGTTGTTGAATACCTTCCATTATTGCAAGAGATTTAGTCATACCCTTAAACTTAACAGAATCTTTCTTAGAAAGACCATATAAGTCCTCAATATGCTCATTCATTGAGGATAACATAGCATTACTATCCACAGTTAAATCCTTATCAGAACCTAACCCAGTAGCAATATTTGACATCTCTTTAAGAATCTCACCTTTACCACCACTATTAATATCCATCTTAATAATGCTTGATAAATCACTAATGTTGGCGTCTATTGCAGTATGTAAACTAGCAACTTCTTTAAGATAAGGGTCTAACTGTTTAGCAGTTTTCATTCCTAACTCATCCATGACACCATTAACTAACTCAGATGCCTCATTCCTACCCATAGAATATGAAGAATCTACTACACTACCAATCATCTTTTGATAATCACCTTTAGTGATATTACCATTTAACTTAGCACTTCTCTCACGGAAATTATCAATAAATGAATCAGTAATATCAGTTAAACTGCTTTTAACACTATCAGCCATATCAGTTAATTCCAATGCCACAGCGGCGTCCCTAATACCTTTAGAGAAACGCTTAATCCTATCTGTGAAAGATGCTGTCATACCAACCATCTCTTCATCAAATTCATCTGATATCTCACCAAAACGCTTAGCAACAGTCTCTTTCATAGTTGTCAGACTTTCATCTGCAACTGAAATCATACCCTTATAATACTTACGTGTTGTATTATCCATATACTTAGCATAAAGATTAAACTCACGCTTCATGTCTGCCAAACTATCCTCTAAAATAGCTTGTTGACCATCCATGCTGTCTTTAAGCATACCTTTGGCTGTTTTACTTGAAGTACTATAGAATGACTCTAACATCGTCATCTGAGAATCTAACATCTTAGCAAAACGCTTTTCACGTTTAGCTATGTTCTTCTCAACACGTTTAGCTTCTTTTTCTTCTATCTGTTGTATACGCTTATTCAGTTGTTTTTTATCTTGTAACTCACCCATATATACAACCTTATACTAAAATATAAAGAGAAGAGGCTACCTTCTCCTACCCCTAGAAGCTTTTTTCTCTTTGGCGGATTTGATAGCCTCATCTTGTGCTTTCTTCTCTTCTTTTTTCTGCTCAACTAGTATTTGATACATCGTCCTTCTCTCTAAAGAACTCATATTTTCAACAGATTCGTATGATATCTTACCAAAATACGCTAGTTGAAACTCCTCTTTCATTAAAGAGCGAAAAGCTGTAAATCTTATATCTCTAGCCTTTTTATTATATTCGTCTGAATTAAACTCACTTAATTGTGGGACGAAAGAACTCGCTAGTAATTGGCATAGCAAAATCATACAACTCACCACAAGAAGTACACTCATGGTCTACGATTGTATCTACACCAACAATAATACTATTAATAACTGTCTGCATTTTAGCACTATCCAAAGATACCATATTCTCTACATAACTACGTGCATCTACAAAATCAACAGGTTTGCCATTAATAGCTGTAATGTATTTTGCCATCCTACAAATATACATCACCTCTTTATAGTTTTGATTAAACTGTTTTGCGAACCTACGTGCATATTTCTCTACATATTCTGTATCTGAATTTCTAAGTAAACGTAATGACAAAGTATCACCACTAGCAGGCAACTCAACATTAATCGGTTCTGTGAAATTATCGTCTAAATACATAATATCGAAATCAGACAAACTAATCTCATGCTCATCAACACTACCACAATGAGGACATGTAGAACGAACTTTATATTTATCACCAAATGTAACCATTCGTAATTGCAAGATTAGGAACATCTCATCAGCACTAATCAAACGATTAATATCAATGTTCTCAGGAGAAACAATGCAATTCCTCAAAATCTTCTTAAATACATCGGCACCTTGACTAGCATACATGATTTTCTCATCTTTAGTAGTCATACCACGTAATGTAATATTAGCAGGGATATTATCCTCTTTATATAAAATGCCTTTAGATGGCAACAATACAGTAGATTCATAAGCTAACTTAGTTTTCTTAGAGCCAGCCTCTGTATTTTCCCTATCTAATTCTTTAGCAATCAAATCTTCTTTCTTTGTATCTTCCACTTTGACCTCTTCTTTTGTAGGAATACTTTCAACAGAATATGAAGTAATATCTTTTTCTACAACAGTAGATGTAACGTCAGATGTAGTATCACCAAAAACATCTGCACCTAAATTAAATTTATTATCTTCCACTTTAAAACCTCTTCTTTTGTACTATTAATATAATATCTAAAAAGTATTGAAACTACCTAACCTTATATATACTATAAGACCATTTGACAATTAACATGAAAATAGAGATAGTAAAAAGTATTACTATCTCTACTATATTCAATATAACCATTAATCTATTTTAAGAAATCATTCCTTGACAATCGCTTACGATATATGTCCTCTATATTTTTAATAGCCATATCTGAAACATGATTATGAAAATCTGCATGCTTTCTACAGAAATGCTCATAATACGTAATGTCTGCCATTATATGGTCAAAACTTTCCTTAGACTTAGCTACGTTATGTAGTAAATCATCATTAAATTCCAATAACCTAGACCTTGCGTTAATTGCCCTAGTCTCAGAAACCTCATAAGATAGCTTGTCTATTCCCCTACTGTTAGACTCCCCTAACTTTTCCAATTTCTCAACCCTATCAATTACTTCTCTATTCAACTCTCTACCTATAATAGACAATATAATAGATAAAGGATTGAACTCAATAGGAGATATTTGTATGATTGTCAGTAAAAGTAATGTTGCTATTGAAACATCACCTATACTTATGTTCATACCCAACACAGATAACATCTCAATTAAATTCATAAAACACCACCTCTACTACATGAAAACATGATTATCTGCAACTAGCTTTAGTATTTCTATCGAAAAGTACTGTGAAATTTACATATAACCATCTAATGTAAAAGTAGATTGTGATGCTATTATATCTACTCTAAACCCCTCTGATTATGTATATAAGATGAAGTTAAGATATAAACAACAAGAATAATACCACAACCACATGAAACTTATATATAAAACTCTATCATCAAAAACACTACAACTTAATATAAACAATTAAATTTTTATTAAACTGCTATACAAAAAGAAAAAGAGTGTTACATTGATAAGAGCCGAAGTAATCAATGTAACACTCTAACGGAGAAAAATATATGCAACAAAGCATACTTATCATGAAAAACCTAATCTAATCTTTATCCAATAAGAACGACAATATGTAAATTTACTGTTACGCTACGAAAGGAAATAAACAAACGTAACAGTAAAAAGGGAGGTATATGTAGATGTAACGCAATCATCCACATACAGTAGATGAGTAACCACTCTCATCCACTACATACAATATACCACACGAAAAACAATAAGTAAACCCCCAAACAAAAAACCAACCCCAAATTGTATATAAATTAAAAAAAGCTAACACCATACCCTGATGTCAGCTTTTTTTTAATTGACCATGGCTGTTAATCAACATAATTAATTATAGTACATGTAATTAATTATGTCAATAACCAATGAACCCACCTTAACCCCATAAACCCCTTAATATGAGAACACATGAAGATAAGTATGAAACTACACACAAACATTATAACACAAAAATAGGACGTAGCATACACTACGTCCTATAAAACTAACTAAATTAGTCTGTACCATAAATATGAGTATTTTGACCATCACGTACAAGATACGCAGTATCTACAGACAAGTTCATACTAATTTGTTTCTTATCACCACTAGAGTAGTCTAATTCACCTAAGTCTAAACTAGTCGGCCAACAACCATCACATTGCCATTTCCTCAATACTTCACCATTCGGACCATATTGAACAATCATACATGTACGTTTATAGTTATTCGCCCAACCAACTTTACCAGTCTTAGGATTATAAACTTTCATCCTCCATTGCCATAGAATATTCTCTACGTCAGGTTCGATAAAGTCTTTTACAGCAACTGTAATATCATCAGTAGTTGCTTTACCAGCTACCTTGATTTGAGAGTTACCATAATCCAACTCAATAGGGTCATTAGATACAGTAGGTAGACCTGTACTATCACAAGCCAACTCAATAATATCACCACTAGAAGAAGATGTATTATTTGAGAACTCACTTAAATCTACAATAAACCTAAAGTTATTGGTACGTTGAACCTCATACGTTGAGTCCATAGACATAAAGGCGGCATTTAACTGACTCATATCATATCCCCCTTATTAGTTGAAACTAGCACTATAATTCATTATGTTGAAAGTCAAACTAATGAACTCAGCGGCTTTAATTGGTTTAACGTAAATACTGATAGGCATACGATTGTTTTCATAATCTTGTGCAGTAGCTTCTAACACAATTTTATAATCATACAACCCACCATTATTTTTAGCATTAATCAAAACTGGCTCGATAAGAGTTTTCCAACGCTCCCAAGTAGCATCATAGTTTTGCTCGAATACAAAGTACCTAGATTTCATAGCAATGCTACGTTCTAAGAAACTCATTAACCTACGAACATTAACCCTATCCAATGCAGTTGGTTGACGTTGAAGTGTTTTGTTACCCCAGATAACAATACCTTGACCGATAAAGTTTGTGATACAGTTTACAACATTCCTATGACCATACAAAGCATCACGTTCACCCTGTGTAGGTGAATACTCTGTATTAATAGCTTTAGTAATCCTACCACGATTCAAACCAGCAGGTGCTAACCAAGGGAAACCTACCTTATCATTATATGCATACTGACCAGCTACGAAACCACTAGGTGGTAGCCAAATGTTTTTATTAGTGAAACTATCACTAATTTGTAACCACGGCCAATACAATGCACCATAAGATGTATCAAGACCATTTTGATTAGTGTATGAACCCTTACCATTTGACCAATTAACCATCTCTTGTACACCCATACCGAATGGTGGGTCTACGATAAAGATAGAATCGGCACGGTTCTCAACAATATGTAAACCAGCCTTAATAACACTAGCATCACTCCAACCACTAGCAGTTAATACATCAATAGTAACTGTTTCAGGGTTAGAGAAACTTTGTAAACCACCACCAGAAACATCACCAATGATGTCATTAGCAGTAATTCCCAAGATACCATCATCACCACCACTAAAGATTAACGTATCTTCAGCATAGTTAACAGATGTATCTGTATCTACTTTAGCATTAACACGAATAGAACCATTATTAATAATAGTCTCAACAAAACGTGGAGATTTAGGGTCTATAGATAATGTACTGAATTGCTCAACAACATTACCATTTTCATCAACAATGCTTACATTAAATGTTTGAGTAAACTCATCAATAGCACTGAAAATAGCAGAACACCCATTTAATTTAGAATCAAAGTATTTTGACTCTAAGAGTACTTTATTTGTACCCTTTTTACCTGCATGTGCATTAGAACCTGTGTTGCCACCTTTTACAGCATCACCCAACACAAACTCTTTTGCAGTCACATCACCTGTAGATTGTAACTCAACACGAATCAATTTTGATTTAGCATTAATTACAGCTTCTACAAAGTTTTCTTCTGAGGAAGTCAAAGTTAAATCTTCAAACTTTTCTTTCTCTACATCCTGTGCATCTTTAATAGTCACACTGAATTTACCACCAGTCAAAGCAGACTGAATGATTTTAAGACCATTACTAGCCTCGCCAATTACAGCAGAACGATAAAGAACTTTATCAGTACCGATTTTACCTGAAGTAGCTTTAGTACCACCACGTACAACACGTGTATAGATAACTTGACTTGCATGTGTTAATGCCATTAGGGCACTATACAAACCATACTCACCTTCAACAGGCTCACCAAAAGTTTTAATCAACTCTTGTTGTGAAGAGATAAGTGTAGGAACACCAACTGGACCGAACCTAGCACCACCTACCATACCAATAATACAAGTAGAGGAGTCTGTAGTATATTGACTTTTGTCAACCTCGTTCATGTATACACCAGGACTTAACATTGTTAGTGTAGCCATTATATCCCCCTCAAAATTGGATAATTTATAATATATTATAAGTTATTCACTTTACCCATCTTTTGTACATATAACTCTTTTCTTTAGTATACACAGATATTTATTGTTTTTAATGTTTTCAAAACCTATATATAAAAGAACGTATCCAAATTAATGAATACGTTCTCATGCTATTTATTTAAGTTTTAGACTACCCTCAGATGTCTCATCATTAGCTAGATTTAACTCATCTCTAGTTCTAACACCAGGACTAATGCCATCTGTATTGAAATCAAACCCATCAGAATTATTACCATTCTTAGTTTTAATTTTATTTAAATCACTATCATCTAGTGGTAAATCATGAATATCTATGATAATTTTATCAACCTCTAATGCTTTATCTACACGATAGATATATGCATGGTCAATATTAATTGTTATAGACTTTCTATAAAATCGATTTGTCTCAGCAAAACCACTCACATCAGTATTATCACTAACACCATCTTCTAGTGCTAATTGAAACTCTTGTACATGGTCACCAATATCCATAAACTGAACTCTAAGATATGGTCTTTCAGAAAACTCCATTAATAACTCAGAAATGATGCCATCACATACATCACGCTTAGTAGCGTACACGTCTATTTGATACTGCAACATTACTGGTAATGAATGTACCATAACTCGCTTATCCCTAAACTCTACACCATCTTCATTCCTAGCTTTCTGATTAGTCCAACCCCGACGAACCTGACTATCGTTATAAAATTCATAATTAATAGAGAAATCTGGTAATCGACTTATACCAATAAATGGCATAACTACCTTACCTTGATGTTCCCTAGCATTTGTAATAAATTGCTCGTCTACATCAGCAAAAAATACCTCATCATATAAGCTATGTACCCTATCATACATAGCCAAATCGTATTGATATAAAGGACTATGCATATACTACCCCTTACTACCAAAATAAGTAATCAACCATATCACCTAAATAGTCCTCATCAAAGCATAATAAACAATAAAATGCATCATCAGACAACCCTAAGAAGTCTTTATCGTTATTAGGCTCAAAGAATATATCATTCTTAACTAACTTATCAATCTTAGCTTTATTCTTTTTGTACAAATAAGAGAACAGTTTACTACCACTAAAATATGAAAGAACTTGACTTTTTAACTCCTCATACTCAGTATCATCTAAAGATTTAGTGTTGAATTCAATGCGTAGGAACATATCCTCAATACCTACAACATCAAACTCACTACCATCCTCATCTGTTCCGTAAATAGTATCACAACCCTCTAATATGTCATTCTTAATAAGTAATTTAATATACTTATTATCAATAAACTTAGACATATCTTTTGTTATAACTTTGTATACCCTATCATCAGTGATGTCTTTATCCTTAGCATAAAAGTATCCTGAACTCTCTAATGCTGAAATGAAATCATCCTCACTATTGAAGTAATCACCAAAATTACGTAAACCCTCAATAATCATATCTTTATTATCTACCATACAATCACTTCCTTTTCTTACTCTTAGAAGATTTAATAACAGACTTATTTCTAAGATACAAATAAGGAACTCTACTATTCTTAATCTTGTCTAACTCTTTTAAATACATCTTATAATACCTAGATATATGTTTTGAAATGTAACTTGCTATAGGTCTAAATAAAGGACGAGGTGGCATTGTCTTCTTTCCATTTACAGTATTTCTATTTGTACCATACTCAACATATCTGGCAATAATATTAACCTGTACACCACTATTAGGGTATACCTGTTTTTGTTGAAACCCAACCGCTATAAAGTTATTAAACTTCTTAAATATTGTAATATTATTTTTTAAATACCCAGTTGCCTCCGTTACGATAAATACGTACATATTTTAAATATTACACACTTACACTTTGATATACCTCACAATATATCTTCCTTTTTCATAGTGTCCCATTTTGCAAAAGCTACTCTGGCTTATATAACACTCCAAAGGCTTAAATTCCCTAGTAACGATAGGTACATATATAGAATATCATTTATTTGATACTTTCTATATTATAATTAGCTAAATTAATAGATGCATTGACATCTCTATCAATAACATTCCCACAACAATCACATCTATATACTCTGTCAGATAATTTTAAGTCTTTCTTAATATGACCACATCTATGACATGTCTTAGAACTAGAATACCATCTATCAGCTATCACCACTTCAATTCCATATAACTCAGCTTTATATTCTATTTGATACCTAAATTCATACAACTTCTGACACATAAGAGCCTTTGATAAATGACGATTTTTCATCATGCCACTAACATTTAAATCTTCTAAAACTACTCGAGATGGTTTGTTTTTCACTACCTCAGTAGTTGTTTGATGTAAATAGTTAGTTCTGATATTTGATAACCGTCTATACAATCTCTGAATTATATGTTTTTGTTTTTGAATGTTTTTACATAAATCTAGTTCTTTTTTATATTTAGGTCTATTCTTATCATCACAATGACTTGTATTTATAAGAATCTTGCGTGAAAACTTTCGTTGCTCACGTTTTAACTTTCTCTCTAATCTCTTTACTTCATAAGTTTTATTGATATTACGATACTTCTTAACTACAGTACCATCTTGATTAGAAACAACAGCTAATTCCTTAATACCCAAGTCTATACCTAATTTATCATCTGTTAACATAACATCTATTCTCTTAGTCTCAAAACTAACAGATAGATACCAGAACTTACCATCAAAACTAATTCTAGGGCTACGATATTTTTGATTTTTACCTATTTTAGGTAATGACTCCTTAGTCTTTACAACACCAATCTTCTCACCACGAAATCCATTTGATGTTCTACTTAAACTTTCATAATTAACATAGAAACTAGGCTTAGACCTTTTCTTAGATTTAAATTTAGGATAACCCTTACCATGTCTAAAGAAACCTTGTAATGCTATGTTGGCGTCCTTGACACCTTGCTTCATAACATTACTACCTACATCTTTAAGCCATGTATGTGTTGTCTTTTTAAGATGATTATTTATGTACTTCCTAACTTCTTGCTCAGATATATGTTTAGGTTTACTATTATCTTCTAACCACTCTTGATATACCCTATAACTCTCAGATAAAAAGTAATTATATGACCATCGTGCTACACCAACACTCTTCCAAAACAGAACCTCTTGCTCTTTTGTCGGTAATAACCTAATCTTAACTGACCTATATATTTTATTATCGTTACTATTTAATTTTTCTTCCAAGTTGACACCTCCTTCCTATACAACTTAAATTATATAGAAAACATAGAGAATGTCAACTCTACATGTAATATTTTAATTTAGACATATTTATCTTATTCACGTTAGAACGCAACCTCTAACGCAGTCTTACTGTCACCAGCAGACCTCTTATGCTTTCACATAAGC